ATACGCTATCAGGTACAACAGTTGCAACGGAAGTCACGTGGTATGCGTTATCTCCAGTTTTCACTGCCCAAAGCATCGCATTGGCGGCAACAGCTAATTCTGCCGCAACAACGCCCCCGGCATTGGTGACAGCCACATTGTTAATTGTTGTAGCGGTTGTTCCATCTCCCTCTGCAGAAAGTTCAAAGCCGCCTGAAAGATCTACAATAAGACATGTCCATCCGGAAGGAACTAGGTCTGGGCTAGGAAGATAAATTCTATCGTCCGCATCGTTAGTTTGAGTCACTGTCACAAGGTTTGAACCAACCAAGATTCTGGAAGCTTCAGCTGCTGCTCCAGCGGCTGGAGCTGTCATTGCTTGGGTTGATGTGAAAGCAAGATTAACACCATCACCTAATGACAATGCATTGTTCACTGGGCCTGTTGTGCTTGTTTGTTGAAATAGACCTTTGGTCTTAGTCACTTGTACTTTTGGCATAATTTTTCTCCTTAAAATGTTTTGAGATTACTTGTCCACATGATTCCCTAGCGAGCGTGTGGGGTCCGCCTTATGTCCGTGCTAGGGGCTTAATAGTAATTATCGATTACCCAATATAATACCCAAGTTATTTTATTTTTATAATAAAAAAGGCCGCACAAAAGTGCGGCCTCCGTGTTTAGAACACTCTAATCAGATTAGATAATGTTCATATCCAAACAAGTTACAGTTCCGTAGAAGTCTGAACGAACCATCTTCTTACCGTAACGAGTCATCACACCCTTACGAGGAGTGAAGTCCTCAGGAGCGAAGATTGTAGGTGTAACAATCAAAGGAACGTAAGGAGCATAGACATAACCTGTTTCGAGGTATGATCCACCTTTGTATCCAACGAGGATCTTGTTACGTGGGAAGTAAGGATCTTTGTAAACTGTGAAACGGTTAGACAATGAACCAACTTTCTCAGCACCGATAGTCATTCCAGCGCCAGCTTGTCCGTCACCGTCAAGGCTGTAAACAGGCTTGTACAATACAGAGCTTTCAAGGATAGTAGCAACATCAGGTCCAACCACGATGAAGTTAGCAGATCCACGAAGAGTCTTACGATGAATAGTGTTAGCAGCGTCGATGATAGTCTCGATAAGAGTCTCGTACCATTCGCGTACTGTACCAGTGAATGAAGGACCGCCAGCCAATGAAGAAGCCTGGTTAGCAGCAACACCAGTTTCTTTGTTTACGAACTTACCAGGAGCACGTGACCAGAAGAAATTAGCACCGTTAGCTTGAGTCAACAAGTCGTTCAAGATTTCGCGATCAAGTTCAAGAGCGATCTGCTCAGAAAGGATCTGAGTCAATTCAACTTCTGCATCCAATGAGTGGTACGCGTTCAAGTCTTGAGCAAGCTCTGGAGACCAGCGTGCACGCAACTTACGAGTTACAGCAGTTACAGACAAAGATTCAATCTTGATGTCGATTTCAGGAATAACTGGAGCTTGAGCTGAACCGAGTCCTAAGTTAGACTCGAAAGCAGGAATAGTTAATGCATCACCGACAGTGCTGTCGATATCAAGATCAGAACCGAGAACGAATGATACGTTAACATCATCATTCACGTCGCCGCCAAGAGCACCAGAACCGCCAGTACCAGTTCTAGAAGCAGATCCAGTACCGATCAATGTCATAAGAACATATGCATCAGATGTGGATGTAGTAGCCAAAGGCGCTGCAGAAACAACGTTTGTTGACGGAATAGATACCAATTGGTTCAAACGACGCAAGTTACGAATACCGTTTCCAGCTTGGAAAGTAGCAGGTACGACCTCAGGAGCCACACCATCGATATTAATAGTAGATGCATCATCCATAGAAAGAGCGACGTCTTTGACCATGGTAAGATCTGCAGAGAAACCAGAACCAGTCAAGTGTGATACAGCTACACGAGCAAATTGCACGTGAGAAATAGTACCAGCCTCAAGAGCAGTAGTTACCTGTGGATCAAACTGCAAGAATCGACCAGCAGCACCAGTCAACTGAGTAGCTGAAGTGATGATGTTTCCTTTTTCCCATTTTCCGTTAGAAGCTACAATACCGAATTCAAGAGATGCAGCTGCATCGACACCGGTAAATTCTACTTCAGCGTGACGACGAGAGAAACCAGAGCCGGCAAGATCATATTGGCCGCCAACTGCATAAGATCCTTCACGTACAGACTTTCCAGTAGGTGAGTTGTAGATTGATTGTCCAGCAGCGTAAGTAGCAGCATCATCTGAACCTGTGTCAACTTCACCGTTTGCAGATCCGTAAGTGTAATCTAAGTAGAACAAAAGTCCACTTGGAAGTGACATTGGCTGAATGGACACAAGGTCGTTAGCAACCAATCCACCGAATACACGACGAACGATTGGAAATGCGATGTTTTGGAATCCACGTATGTCGCCAGAAGCAGCACCAGAGGTTCCTAATGTGTTTGCTTCGCGAAGGGCCTGAGCAGCTTGGTTTTCCAAAAGAACTGCCATGTTTTCGCGTGATTGGTCTTGAAGACCTCTAAGTAGACCGGTTCGGTTCCACTTTTCTGTCAACCGTTGGTGCTGAGCGCCCATGTGGCGCTGACGGATACCTTCGGTCAACTGATTTAATGTAAAAGACATGATTAATACTCCTTTAAAGTTTTTGTCTTGTTTTATTATTTTAGTTGATTACTTCTTGATACCTGCCAAAGTGGCCCAACGATCCAAACCCTTGCTTGACTTAGCCGGTTCTGATGACCGGGCAGGGCTACTTGCGGAACCGCCGCGTACCAATCCTTCACTTAAAGTAGAAGTTCCAGTCTTAGACTGAGCTCTTCTTCGAAGGCTTTCGGTTAGGCTAGTGTATAACAGCTTAGCTTCTCTTTGCGTCTTGGCATTATCAAGAGCCTCGACAATCGCACGTTGTTGCTTAGCATTCAAGTCGTGTTGTTGCATTAACTTATTAACGTAAAGTAATTTGGCATTGAACAGATTTGACTCATTTAACTCTTTCTTAGCCGCAACTGCAGCTCTTTTAGCTTCCATGAGTTCTTTTCTTTGTTTTAAAGATCTTTTTTTAGATTCAGCGATTCTTCTCTGACGACGTCTTCTTGCCTCAGCCACGGCACGCCCAGAAACTTTTCCGCCTCCAAAGTGGCTAGCCATCTTAGCAGCGTCTCCAGAACCGTCAATATTTAATTCTTCTCCGGCGGATGATCCTAATTCTTCAGCTAGTGCATTGATCAAAGTTTCTTCGTCAACTTCAATAACTTCGCTTGATCCACCGAAATGTGCTTGAGCAGCCATTGGATCTCCCATTTCAGCAAGTCGACGTCGACGAGCCAAACGGCGTCTTCTAGATTCTGACATTCTTCTATTACGTCTTGTATCAGTACGTCTTCTAGATCCATATTGCATTTTCATAAGCTCGCGTCGGATAGCAGACTCGTTGATTTCGATCATGTCTTCCTCATCCATATCATCAGCTTCATCAATTTCATCGTGGTCAGCTTCATCTAACTCATTATAGTCAGCTTCGTCATAATCAGCTTCGTTATACATTTCGTCGATTTCTTCAAGGTCAAGGTCTAGATCTTCATCATCCTCTTCCTCTTCTTCGTCTTCGCCGCCTTCTTCGCCAACTTCAAGTCCGATTGCTCCAGCAAGTTCTTCAACAGCAGATTTGATAGCATCGACGTCAATGTCAGCTTCGTCACCGCCTTCATCCTCTTCTTCGTCTTCAAGTTCGAGATCTAATTCGTCTTCACCCTCTTCAGCTTCAAACAACCACCAAGAATTTTCGTTAATCCAAGATTTTTTATTTTTATTCATTTTTCTGCTCTCCTTAAGAACTTCGTTAATTTCTGTATTGAGTTTCTTATCGGCTTCATTTGTAAGAACTAAAGCCTTTTTGATTTTTGTTAACTCACTTAATAATTTCTTTCTTTGTCGACTGTTTTTTGTTTCCTTAAGTTTAATTACTAGGCCCACAGCCTTCTTTCTAAACATTTTTGCTCTGCGGTCAAGTCTTGATTCCACAGTAATGTTAACGGTCACATTTTTTTCTGATTCTTCTGAGTCCTCTTCCAGTTCAATTTCTTCTACGTTTGAAACTGGCAGGGATTCAGGAGCCGACATCATACTTTGGGCGCCGTCTTCGGAAGCTATCATTGCGTCTAAATCTTCCAGGTCAGAGTCAAGTCCGTCAGCTGATACGTCTTCTCCGTATTCTACTTCATCATCTATTTCTTGTTCGATGAGCATCCGAATTTTTGGGGCAATTGACTCAATGATTTTATTAGTAGCGTTTTTTTCCGCCAACTCTTTGAGTTTTTTTGCATCTGCGATTGCTTGATCATACAAATTACTACTCATGATTGATCTCCATGTTGTCTTTTCATAATTATGTTGTTATTTTACAAGGATTACTTTTTTTTCAATCTTCTTTCAGCTCTTCGTTTTCCAGCCATCTTTTTCTTTCTGGCTTTCTGTCCTCGAGTAACTGGATACTGCCGATCTCTTATTTCCTTAAGAAGACCAGACTTTTTCCACTTTTGCAAAAATTTTTTAATAAGCTTTTGACCTTCAATTGAAGGATCTTTTGCTTTAGGGTTTGCTTTTACCTGAAAATTAAATTTACTCATAATAATCCAATATTAGATATCGTATACATTCTTTTAACTGTTTTAACGCCAGATCTTCCAGTGAGTATACTGGCTCTTCCTCATCTGGCAAAGGTTCTCTATTATACTTATGTCCTGTAAACTTATTACTCACGCTAAATCCGTGAGCATGAGATTTAGAGATCGACTGTCCCATGCTTCCTAGGTGCCCCTCTCTGTTCCTGTACATATCCGGAAATGGAGACAAACCTTTCGATATAGCCTCAACCTTGATAATATCATGGGAGGCTTCTCTGTCTAATCCAGACATGCCTCCGTAATCTGAAATAGGTGGAAGAGTCTTGTTTTGAATCATATCTTTCATCTCAAGCTCTTCATCAGTATACTCGACCTCCTCAAACTCATCAAGGAATGGCCAGCTATTTGAGCCAACCATTCCTCTCTGAATAGGGTTTTTTGCTAATCTAGCATAACCCAGATCTGATCTAGTATCACTAGGTCGAAACATTACTGATCGTCCGTCCAACGTCCGAATGTTAGAGTGTCTTTTGTCCAGCTGCCTAGTCTTCGAACAGTTCGATGTGGACTAAGTCCTCCGTCGCCAGCGTTTAAGTCTAATCCAGTGTCGGTTTCACCAGGTGGGAAAGAGTTTCTTGTACCTGGATATGTAATTTTGAAATCTCCAGCATAATCCGAAGCATTTGCTTTACCCGCAGAGATATCAGGGACATATGGATTAGGAATATTGAGAGCTTCTGTGTTAACGTTAGCTAAATCAGGTGCGTTTGCATGAGTGAGATGTGTTGTCCCATACCCTGGACCCATATATGATTCAGCACCAAGGGCCGGCTTGGCTCCCAGAGCTAGTTCAGGATCATCTCCGGAGAGAAGATTCTGATACATAGTATAAGGCTCGTAGCTCTCGAGACCTAAAGCTGTTACCGGAAAAACTGTCGCTAAGATTCCGGCGTCGCGGCCTTGAGTTCCATTTCCAATTTTAGCATTGCCGTTACGATTAAACTCAGCATATACAGACGATGGTTCAGGCACGGATGCCCCAGGTCCAAAAGGAATAGACTCTACAGATCTTCCACTTGGTTCTGATTTATCAGTAATATTGATAGGTTCTTTAATAGCCATTTATATTCTCCAGTTTGCAATTATTTAGATATCTTTCATTATCTTCTTTTTTAACGCAACTTTTCTTTTCTGCAAACGTCTCATTTCTTGGACTAATTTTTTGTGAGCCTGCTTGATCTTAGCTTCTTTTAATTTAAGGTGCTTTGCATGGTTCACGTTTTTCTCTAGTTGGGAAGCCTCTTGACCGGCCTTATATTCTTTTGCTTTTACCTTACTAACAGGTGTAGGTTTTCCAGAAAGTTTTGCAGCTTCCTGAAGAATGAATTTTCTTAAATCGAATTTTCTAGTTTTTCTTGCCATGGTTGAATCTCCTAAAAACAGCAAATTTAGCTCAACAATAAGTATGCTGCAAATTGATTTATTACTTATCGTTGTTGTTAAATGCTAACGTTGCCCAATTACCAGCTCCTTCAAATAAATCCTCTAGTTCATTATTTGCAACTGCCTGTGAAGCCGCATCAGTAGGTTTTGGCCTAGAACCTCTTACATCATTCGAAATGCCTTGCTCTTGTAAAGTAGTCTGAGCTGTATCCCTAAATATATCCGCCATCATCGGATCTTCTGTCAGACTATTTATTGCACTTTCATTAATGGCGCTAGCTTTTACACTATCTAATTTTTCTCTTTGTGGGTTGATTCTTTTCATTTCAGAATCGTAGTGATCTCTTTTTTTGGATGATGGAAGAGGCGTCGCCGCCTCAACCAATGCATTAGCAACATTTGAGTCAGCGCTAATTCCTTCAACCAAAATTTCAACCAAACACTCTTTAATTAACTGTTTGAGAACTGAACGTTTAACTTTAGCCATTTATTCCTTCCTAGTATCTTGTATTTATATTATAAGAATTTGTACCGCTTGGAACAAGTGACATACCCACTGTTATTGCCGCATCGTTCAAGACGTATATTTCCGATGCTTTGATATGCATAATCTGTGTTGTAGAATTTCCTCCAACAGCGCCGTAGTTACTACCACCGGTACCGTCTTTTAGGAATGCATACTTTACAGTATCAGAAGTCAATGCGGTAATCTGAATCCATTGTGATTCAAACGGAAACTGTACGCGAGTCTCAGTACCGTATACGCCGGCATATTGATACGGAATTGCGTTAGGATCAAAAGATCCAGTGACGTTTGCGCCGGCAATAATACCGTCTCTTCTTCGGTCCAAGTCTTGATAAGCCATTTCTATTTACTCCAATCTAAAATGTCGTTTAGTATTCTATCTACTCTGTCTGATTTATTAAAACGCTTTCTTAAATCTGACTCTTTTATTTCACGACCTTCCTTCATCATGAATGCGCCAGGAGTAGAAGGCTCACTAACAAAATCCCAACAAATAAGCTGAAAATCATCTTGAACAATCTGATGGTCTCCTTCTCTGCGAGTAGACCCAACACCACGAGAACTAATACCAAGAGTAACGCCTGAGTCAACAAGCGATCTAAGTATTTTTCCGCTTGGTGTGTCCAGGATTTCAACCACGCCATAACATATATCTCCTTCCATGTACGCCTCTGTAACTAGATGCGACGCATTTTTAAGCTCAACAACGGAAGATTCAGGGTGATCGAGTTCTCCAAGCGCTCTTCGTTCTGCAATAAATTTTTGATAATTTCTTACTTCACGTTCTAAAATCTCTTTAGGATATATTCTACCATTTTGATTCAAGGTATTCGACTTTTGCAAAATACCTCTCATGATATACTTTCCGCCGTTATTTGCTTTTTCAGATAAAATTTTATCACGGTCATATGAAAACGTATTCCACTCTTGCAGTAATTTTAATGACTTATCCATTTGTTCTCTCCTTGAGTTCTTCTTGTAAATGGCATAGCGTCATAAACTTACTGAAATTTTCATCATTCATTTGTGTTGTATCTAAATGTTTTAGTTCAGCTATAACCGGATCGATTTTATTTTTAACGACTGATGAATCACATTTTAAAGAATAACGATTTAAGTCTCTGATACAGCTTTCCTTGATAGAATTAAGAGTCGACTCAAAGCTAATTTTTTTATCGGACATGACATAATTTTTAATCAAGTTGCTTTGCTGTTCCGTCAACTTTTTACCGTACTTTTCATTAAATTTTTCTGTCATGATCTTAACAACTAGATTACTAGCGTCTGCAGACTTTTGTTCACTAAGTGTTTTTACAGTCTTTTCAGCTGTAAGAATGTTATGTACTTTTTGTTCGAATTCTACTATCCTCTGAATGTTTGTACTGTTTTCTCTCCAGTCATTCATTAAGGTCTGTACGGTTGCAAATTCTTTATATTCTTTAATTCTGGTATTATAGAAATTTTTACCAAAAGCTATGTTAATATCTCTAATTAATCTAGATTTTTCTCTTTCAAGTCTGTATTGATCGTGAGATCGAGATGCTTTTTTTGCCTCACCCAAAATAGACGTTGCTAAAGAATCATTATCTATATATGGTTTGACCAATGCTTGGAAAAGCTTGTGTTCTTTATATAATTCGCTGCCAGGGACAAAATGTTTTTTTATAATCTTTTTTGCCTCTTTTACCAGTTTAGGATTATTCTTTACAATTCCTTTCGAAACAGTCAAAATTAATTGCTCGTAAATAATCCCGACATTTCTTTTTTTGTTGTGGGATCTTTTAGTCATTATCGTCTTCCTCCAATTCGAAGCCTAATTCAATATCTTTATCTTCCTTAAGTATTTTTAACTTTCCAAACTTTTTGTCCATAGACTCTAGCGTTCTTTGCATTGAATAATCCAAAGCAGGTCTATACCCACTATAATTATTATCAGGTTCCTCTTGTTCACCTAAAATTATGTCTGCCAGGCTTTTTTTGCTTTCCTTAAAAACATTTCCAAATGGGTTGTTTAGAAAATCAGTATCATATGGGTTGTTCAACGTATCTTGTTTTCTGCCAGCCTTTCCAGTAGAAGTCATTTTACGGAAATCTGGCATATTTGTTTCAAGAGCGCCGTTTTTTACAGATCGATCTTTTTTCTTAATTAGATCATCGCCCCATACATTTTTTTGTCGACTTGAGGACTTGGATGGAATAATATAGTCGGCCGATATGTTTTCTAAATCAATTTCATCTAGATCTTCCTCAGATATATCATCGTATTCTTTCATTGAATCCGAGTACTCCATTGGCGTACCATCTAGCAAACTCTGACTTGTTGGGTAATCCGCATCGAATAATCCGCCTCCACCAGCGTCATCTCCGTCGGTGCCTTCATCGCCGGCGGCCTCTTCTTCGCCTTCTCCCGGGGGCTTTGCAGCTTCAATTTGCATATCGATAATTTTTTCAGCCATTTTTTGCTCTTCAATACGGTCTATATCATCACGTGTAAAGCCAAAAACGTTTTGCCTTATCCATGTGCGAGACACCATGCCTTCAGGTGCTGCAGCAGCAATACTAAACTTTTGTTCAATCAGGGATAGCTTTTGTTGTTGAGCTAGAGAACTAGGGTTCGACAACGAGAGGCTAAAATCTAATAGATCTTCTCCTTCAAAGCCATGGGAGTAAAGATGGATCATAGCTATTTTATTAAGCTCAGCAATAATTGTTTTTTGTATTCTCTGAATTGTTCTCGAGAATCTGATATCTTCTTGAGCCAACGTTGCTTTTGCCCCTACATCTTCATCATATCCTAAATAAGCTTTTGGGATTTTAAGAGCGGCAAACAACTTCTTCTGTATGTATTCGACATCCTCAATCGCGGATGTATTTGAGCCTCCAGCTAAAGAATCGATTTTTGTACCAGAATCCCCACCTCTGACTGGAATAAAATAATCTTCATCAACAGACATAGGGTTATATCTTAAATCCATTTGACCATTTGATTTGTCGACAACCGGGCTTCTTTTAAGTGCAGACTTAGCTTGTTCAACGTAATTTGGCACATCTTCAGGTGGAACGTTGCCTACGTCGATATAAAACACTCTTCTTTCTGGAGATCTCATGACACGATACACAAGCATTGCATCCTCAATGAGAATAAGCTGTCGCCAAATACGACGCGCAGATTCTAGTACGGATGATCCGTATGGAAGAAATGCATCATTGCCCAAAAGTCTAAAATGAGATACCTGCCAGTTTTCCAATACCTGGTTTCCTTGAGTCACCCATCTAAATCTTACAGCGGATGGATCCGAAGGGTCATAGTTTTCTTCTCTTTCCATTTCAGTAATTGGGATAGGATATGCGTTTATTACTCCAAACTCCGGGTGGACGTCGTTGAACAGAAAAAAGTCGCCGTACTTGCATAGATTTCTTACCCACATCACAAGATTAAAATCGATGTTCAGTGTATCATAAAACAACGTACTTAGTAGCTCTCTAACTTTTCTGTTATCAGATCTAATATGTAAACACTTTCCCTCTGCGTCTTCCGATACTGTTTCTTCCGCGTATATATCCAATGCGGAGGCTATTTCTGGAGTTGCTTCCATTTCAGAAAAATCTGAATATCTGGCCATTCTGTCGAACGTACCGTATGCGCTTAGCGTAGAATTATAAACATCTGAGTGGGCTTTCTTAAATAGATCTACAGCCGATGAAGCATTTTGGGACTGAGGATCATATGATCTCACCCTTCTTTTGACAGTAGGTCCGGACCTGAATAATTTAGTTAATCGCCTAAACAGATTTTCGTTATTGTTTTCAGCCATTTAATTCCTCGTTTATACTATAAATATATGACTATTTTATAAGCCAATCAAAATTAGTATACTCTTTGTTGTTGTTAGTAATTATCTTTGTGCCTTTAACATCTGTAGTAGTGTCTGGAAAGGGATTCATGACCGTATTTGACATCGATGTATTAGAAGTGCCAAAAGCAGCTAGCATTGCTTTATTCAAGTCTGTACCGGTCTTAGATAACTGTGGGGTAGTATCGTAAAGCCAAATACCAATTGCCAATGCCATGATCAAATCGTCGTTTTGCCCCTTTTGGGCTTGGACTTTTCCGTTTTTCCAAACAAACGTTTTTATCTCTGAATACAGCCTGGCTGACTTAATTGAAACCTGTTTTGTGCGAAGTACCTCTTCAAGCTTTGTCAAAATCTGAGATCTCGTTTTTACGTTTGTTTGAAATCCTATTTTCCCTATATCCTTTGCGCCATAAGCATGTGAGTATAGATCTTTTTCGTTTTGAAAATAAAGGTTCCTGTAATCCATTTCAACTAGTTTCATAATAACAGCATAGCCATATGAATTATTTTCCGGACATAAAAGCGCATCATTGTATCTTCTTCCAGCCTCGGCCAATATCTGTGCGAATCTATCAGGTGGTAATTTCCCTCTATATTCCGCAACAACAGAAGACGCCTCAGTATCAATAACATGAAATGTCGAATAATCGTTTCCATCCCCTCTTGCTACGTCAGCTGATATGACATATTTCTTTTCGGATAAAGGATAATTCCAAACCCATACTCCCATATCCGGACCCCACTTTTCTATCGGGTCACGTATCCAACCCCTGATATACTCAATGTCCTCTACCTGTAGGAACGTGTCACCCGAGGCTTGAAAGTCACATAGGAGCTCTTGCGCGATTTGTTTTTTAGACATGTTTTTGGTTTCTTCTTCAAACCATTCATCATCCCTCTCTGGATGTACATCCCATGTTAATTTAATAGGGTTAAATACATTTTCACCGTCTTCAGCCCGCTTCCATAAATCATAATATTGCCCTCCAACGCCATTTGGGGTAGAAAGCACAATCGCACGACCACCGGTAGATAAAGTGGGATACAAACCAGTCCAAAGCGTGTCAAAGTTTCTTACAAATGCAGCCTCGTCAACAATCAATAGAGTTAAAGCCTCTGAACGGCCTGCGTCATCGGAAGTCGGAATAGCCTTTATTGTTGATCCGTTTGAAAATTCTAAAGCCTGTTTATTGTTATTTACAATCTGTGGGATTAATAACCATTTAGGCATTGACTGGATTACAAACTTTACTTTTCTAATAAAGTTTTGCGCAACAGCCAGTTTGGTAGCAATAATAAGAATATTCTTATCCTTATGAAATATTGCCAGCCAAGCAGAGTATGCAGCAGAAATAGTGGAAAGACCCAGCTGTCGACTTTTTAATACGATATTAAATCGATGTTCCTCAAAAGCATCAACACAGTCATCTTGAAAGTCGAAAGTTTTAAAAGGAATTGCACCCTTAACTGGATGCTGAATCTTCACGTATTTGTTAAAAAAGTAGGATGGATTTTTTCCACATTTAATAATCTCTTTAATCTGCCGCTGTTTCTGCGTTAACGACATTAGACACCAATCTTGTACATGATTTTTGCAACGTATCTTGCTCTTACCAAATCTCTATTAAAAGAATATGGCACTATATCAGACGCTTCTTTTCCATGCTGCTTGACTTTTAGGCTAGACTCTGCTAGCTCCCTAAATTCCTTTTTGGCGTCTGTAATTTTGTCGCCAATTGCTTTAAATGCTTCTTTATCTAAATCTAGCTTCTGTTTAGTCAGACCGTGATTTGGAGCAAAATTAATCCCTCTTTCTAATCTAAGTTCTAAAATTAAATCTCCTGAAGATGGGCACATCATTGTTTTATGACGCAATGCGTGTCCCTTGTCGTTCATAGAACCTTTACCAAAAGTTGCTTCAAAAATATTTTCTAATACGCTGAGTTGTTTATTGTTTAACATTTGAGTCTCCTGTTTCTCTATTGTTAATTATGCTGTCTATTTCCTTTCTACTTGGCCGCCAACCTTTATCCCATTTTTTTATGTTTGGCTGTCTAAAATATAACGAACAGTCTGTACAACATCCATGCATACTATGCTCTTGCACGTCCTGCATGTCTCTTAAAGCGAATCCGCAGATACTACAATCTTTTTCATCGCATATATAATTAGCCGGCCTAATTATAATTAATCCATTTTTTTCTTCGCGAATCATATCTTTAGACATACTCGACCTTTGATTCTTTTCCAACTTTTGTTATATCGATAATATTATCGACAGAATCCTTTACCACGTCGACATGAGAAATAACCATGATCAGTCGATAATAAGCTTTCAATCTTTTCATTAATGAGGTTACAGCCTCTACGTTTTGATGATCCAATGCGCCAAAACCTTCATCCACAATAAACATGTCGGATTTGTTTAGATTAGATACATTTCCGAGAGCAACTCTTAAAGCCATTGAAGAAACCATCTTTTCCATTCCGCTAGCACACTCAATAGGCCGACGACTGTCACCGTAGTTGATAAATATATCAGTCTTCTTATCTGTGATATCTAATTCGACTGTGAATCCAGAAGTGTCCTGAAGAATCTTAGACATTTCACTGTTAATAATAGGCAGCTGTTTTTTCATGATATATGCCGGGATACCTCTCCAAGACGTTGCCTTAAGTAAATAGTCGTATACTTTCCACTCAACTTGCAGTCGATCAAACTCGATCGATTCTCCTTCAAGTTGTTTAATATTAGCTTGACATTCTCCGATTTTTTGTGCTAGAGAAAACATTTCCGCCTTATGTTCTTTCACCTCTGTATCGATCGACTTTAACTTGGTCTTAAGATTAGCTAACACTACAGACTTTTCCTCATCAGACTTAAGTTCCATATCAGTAATCTCATCAGATAATCTTTGCATGTCTTGAATATTGTCAGATAGATCCCTATTCTCTTTTTCTAGTTTTGATTTTGTTACTACGATCGACATCTTAGTGTTCTGTATCTTCTTAAGGTTATCGTTATATTCCTCAATCTTTTGTCGTAATCCCTCTTCTTCTAATTGCTCCAGTTTAATTTTTGCCTCGTCGAGCTCAGACTTAAGATTACTGACTAGCTCTTTTTGCTCTTTTAACAAAGTCTTATTCTTATGGCTCTCAGCAATAAACTTACATGTTGGAAAAGAATCACCGCATGGCACTTCTTTTAGTAGAGAAACAGACTTTTTCTGATTAGACATTACAGTTCTTTCTTGCTTGAGATTCATCTGCATCTTCTGTAAGTTTCTTCTTAGGCCCTCAAGTAATTCGAGTCTTCTATTGTATGACTCTAGGGGAAAGTTGTCTCTAAACTCTTCAAGCTCAATCAAGTTTTCCTGCTCTTTTTCTAAACGATCTTCTAAAGAACTAATATAGTCTTTTATATCTGATAATCCAGACTTTTTATTTTCTAACAATCTTCTCTTTCTAGATAGCTGAGAAGGATCAACAAAATCACCGCCAGATTCTTCCTGAGCCTTTTCTGAAAATTCCCTGTATCGATCATTAAGATCGTTGATCTTTTCAGACAACATAGTACGTTGTTCTTTAAAATTAACGATGTCAGTTCTATTAGATCTTATAAGAGAAACCCAGTCTTTTTCAGACAACCTTTTAAGCATATTTTTAACGCCGGCAGATTCCTCTTTGACTATACTTTGAAACTGATCGTATACGTCTAGGCCCATAAAGTTTGAAATTGTCTTCTTTCGCTCTGTCGGGCCCTGTTTAATAAAAGAATTCATGTTGCCCTGCGCAGCGAAAGACGTCATCATAAAATCTTCAGGAGTACCTATTAAGTTTCTTAATGACTTTTCAGTATCTCTTCTCTGCTCACCAGAAAGATCTCTTATGATTCTTCCTTCATCGTCAACCTCGTAAAGGGATAGATAAGACATTGCACCTTCGTTCTTACCTCCTCTTGCTGGATAGCGTACGCTGTGTCTTTCTAATCGATATAATCGACCGTTAACAGAAAAAGTGACGTCGGCCGAGCAGTTAGATCTACGTGTATTAATAACATGCTGGATCGATGCGATACCTCTGTCATTAGAGTTATATAAAGCATACATGATAGTACCAGGAATAGAAGACTTACCGCATCTATTTCGCCCAAATAATCCAACAATACCAGATAACTTAGAGAAATTGATCACGTTGTCTTTTCCGTATCCAAAAGTATTATCAAAGTTCATCTCCTTAATAGACCACATATTACCCTTGTGATCTCCGGAGACTTTAAGTTTTGGCACAGTCTCATCTACTATTCTATCAACCTCACTCCAGAATTCCGGATCAGTTAAGCCTTCATCGTCCGACCATTCCCTTAATAGCTTTTTATGTGTCACTGGATCGGAGAGGTCCTGAATCTTAATCTTTTCAGACGTCTCTTTTGATATAGAGGATTGCTTGAGTTTTAACTGATACACTACTTCATCAGCGTCGTGTTCCCGACGAAGAACAGTAGCCATCTTTCTTTGTGTTTTTGGATCCAACTCAACCGTAGATCTGATCCTATATCTAGCGCCGGCCGGCCATTCCTTCATACACTTGGAAATTGTCGACTGAATATTACCCTGCCAATCAACAGTAACGAAAGGATTAATATGCTTAATTGGAAAAAACTCAACTGTAAACTCAGCATCAGACTCGATATCCCACAGTAAGAAACCTTTCTCGCCGGACTCCCCATAGTTCTGTTGTATAGGAGACCCTGGATACCATATGCGGCCTTCCTTATCTAGCTGTTGACGTTTATGTATATCACCCAACATAACATAGTCAAAACCGCGAAAGAAATCCATCTTACAATCACCGTCTAACATAAAGTCCAT